AATTACCTTGCACTGGGTTTGCTAAATTGTGGCAAGCCCTTTACTCGTGTAGGCAACTGGTTTTGGAAAAAACATCGTACAGTTCTAGACTGGAATAAAAAGTGATACGTCACCAATTCTTAAAGCCAGTGTATTTAAGAAGGACAAAGTTTCCCCCCGTATACAAAAGAGAAGACTTGAAGCTTATACGTACTTTACCCGGCGGGGTCAGGCACTACAAATTAAAAGAGAAGAAGAGTAAGGTAAATGGCTAGTAGTTATCTTGTGTTAGTAAACAATGTTCTTCGGGACATGAACGAAGTTGAGCTTACCAGTTCTACGTTTGCTGCTTCTCGTGGTGTACAGACAACTGTAAAAGATTACATCAATCGTTCCATTTCTGACATACTAAACTCTGAACTAAACTGGCCCTTTACTCACGCTGAAGGGTCAATTGACGTTATTGCAGGTAAGTCCCTTTACAGTTATGAGTCCATATCATCTACTCTAAAGTATGTAGATTATGACAACATGATCTTGCAGCCTAAAAATTACATAACTAACGGCACGTATGAAGTTGCAGGTTCTGCTAGTATAACAGGATGGACTACAGTGAGTGGCACCCCTGCAGCAAGTTCTAAGTTTGGTAACACTCTTCTTCTTACTAATGCAGAAGCAACTCAACAGATAGACGATTTAATTGTAGGCAGGTCTTACACAGTACTAACTCAAACGAGTGGTGCAACACTTACTTTAGAAATTGGAACAAGTTCAGGTGGGTCACAAACAAAATCTTCTACACTGACAATCAGTAGCGGAAACGAAATACTTCTCACAGAAACAGTTTTTATAGCCACTGCAACCAGCCACTTTGTTAGCTTCACAGAAGCAGCAGGTGCTGCAGCGTTTGTCAAGTTAGTTGAGTTGAGTGAGTCTGCAACTTCTATAGCTTTAAAGTACTTGTCTTACGAGGAATATAGTGAGCGATTTAGAGAAAGAGACTCAAGACCTGACGTTGATAAGTTTGGTGATCCTGAGTATGTTTACACAACATACAATAACGAAATAGGCTTAACACCCATACCTGACACCAGCAATCGTAGTTTGAAGTTTGATTATTACGTTGCATCATCTGCACTGTCGGCGGCAACAGACACATCTATCATACCAGAACGTTTTGAGCCAGTTATCAATGCTCGTTCAAAATACTACACCTACATGTTCCGTTCTGACACCCAGACTGCTCAGTTTGCTTTGAAAGAATACGAAGATGGTTTGAAGCGTATGCGAGTCGAGTTGCTAAATAGAAAAAACTATATGAGAGCAGTTTAATATGCCAGATTTAGAACTGCAGGGGGTAAGCCCTCTTTCTTTTAACTGCGAAGGTGGCTTGGTACTAAACAGGTCTACCTTTATCATGCAGCCCGGACAAGCTCTTGAGTTGGAAAACTTTGAGCCTGACGTTGGCGGCGGGTACAAAAGGATGTTAGGGTTTCGTAAATTTGTAAACCAGATAGTACCACAAACAAACAATTCCACCGAAGCTGTTCTTATGTCCACCAAATTTAACAACTTTGTGGTGGCAGCAAGAGGCGAAAAAATATTCAGTTGTGCATCCACCGAATTAGCAGCCCTAATAGCTTCAGGAACTGCCATGACAGGCTCTGGTACAATAAGCGTTGATAATACAGATGGGTTTAGTTCTAGCGGTACTCTACAGATAAATTCTGAAATATTCACATACACGGGTAAAAGCGCATCATCATTTACAGGTGTGACACGAGCAACCAGCAGCACTACTGCAGCCGATCATGCAGTTGATGATGTTGTCTCCGAAGACTGGACTGTAAGGGATACCGGAAGAACAAGTGCTGCTCGTTACAACTTTGAAAGATACAACTTTGATGGAAATGATAAGATCATAGTTGTTGATCAGGCCAACGCTCCTACAATATTTAACACATCTATGGGTGCTACAGATGTTGGTGACAGTTCTGTATCCGGAGCAAAACACATAGCGGTGTTTAAAAACCACATGTTTTATTCAGGCATGTCGTCCACACCCCAAGAGATAGTATTTAGTGAACCTTTTGATGAAGATGGGTTTAACTCAGGGGACGGAGCCGGAAGCATCAAAGTTGATGACACAATTGTTGGATTAAAAGTTTTCCGTGATAATTTGTTTATCTTTTGCGAAAACAGAATATTCAAACTTGGTGGTAGTTCTAGTTCTGACTTCGCTATCGTTCCTGTTACTAGGAACATTGGCTGCATAAACGGCTTTACGATTTTGGAATTTGCAGGTGACTTGGTATTCTTGGGGCCAGATGGATTGCGTACTGTAGCTGGTACAGCCCGTATTGGTGACGTTGAGTTGGGTACTATAAGTACTAATGTTCAGCAGTTGTTTAGGGATAACCTGACTAATGCAAGTGCGTTTGTTTCTTTAGTTATACCTGATAAAACACAATACCGCATATTCTTTTCAAAAGACGGTGGCTCACAAACTTCAACACTAGGTTCAATATGTGTTATGAAAGGTCAAGCTTTTGAATTTTCAACTATGAAAGGTATTCGACCTTCGTGTGCAGATACTGTAATTGAAGCTGGTAATGTAATAGCTTTGCACGGTGGTTTTGATGGTTTTGTACACAGACAAGAACGTGGTAATACCTTTGGCGGGGAGCTAATAAAAGCTAAGTACAGGAGTCCTGACTTGAGCATGGGTGACCCCGGAGTTCGTAAACATATGCAGCGAGTTAATATCAACTACGCACCAGAATCAACTATTGATGCAGATTTGTTTGTTCGATATGATTATGAATCAAGTGCATCTACTAGACCTGCACCATATCCCCTAGACAGTACAAATGTCGCAGGAGTTTATGGTACTTCTAGCTATGGTAGTGCTGTGTATGGTGGACCTTCACAACCAATTGTTCGTAAGGCAGTAGAGGGTTCTGGGTTTGCCGTAGCATTAAGAGTAGAAGACGGGGATACAGCTACGGCCCCGTACACATTAAAAGGTTTTCAATTAGAATTTCAAGTGGGAGCAAGAAGGTAAATGGGCGCAACCTATACACGACAGTCCACGTATACTGACGGCGATACAATCTCCGCTGCGGATACCAACGACGAGTTTAACCAATTACTTGCAGCATTTGCCGCAAGCACTGGACATACGCACGATGGAACTACCGGAGAGGGTGGCCCTATTACTGGGTTAGCAACTAACGCGGTTACTTTTGGAACGGGTGCAGATACTGACATATCAGTTACTTTTGACGCTAACACTAACGACGGCGTTATTACGTGGATGGAAGACGAAGATTACTTCCAGTTTGCTGATGACATACTCATGTCCACTACAGAAAAGATACAGTTCCGTGACACTGCAATTTACATTCAGTCAAGTGCAGACGGTCAACTGGATATTGTAGCCGACACAGAAATACAGATTGCAGCAACTACCATTGACATCAACGGTAATGTTGACATATCAGGAACTATTGTAGGAGCAAGCACAGTTTCAGCGGGTACAGCCTTTGTCCCTGATGCAAGTGACGGTGCAGCACTTGGTACGACTTCACTAGAGTTTAGCGATTTGTTTCTTGCTGATGCAGCCGTAATTAATTTAGGCGCAGACCAAGACACAACTCTTACTCATGTTGCTGATACAGGTATACTTCTAAACTCTACTCGACAGTTACAGTTTGGTGATAGTGGAACATACATACACCAGTCAGCAGATGGTGTTCTTGACCTTGTAGCTGACACTGAAATAGAAATAAACGCTACAACAGTAGATATCAACGGTGATGTAGAAATTAGTGGTGACCTAACTGTATCCGGTGACGACATCACTATGGGTACCAACACCGCTGGTAACTTACTCATAGCAGATGGAACTAACTTTAACTCTGTAGCAGCGGGTAGCCTTTCTGAAATATCAACCGTAGCAAACGATGATGTGTTTTTAGCAGTAGATACTTCAGGCGGTGGCCTAAAGAAAATAACTCGCAGTACAATAGTGTCTGGATTAGCCACTTCATCTGGTCTATCTAATGTTGTCGAGGACACGAGTCCCCAGCTTGGGGCCAACTTGGACACGAATAGCCACAATATACTTATTGATGATGCACACTTTATCGGTGATGAGAATGGCAACGAACAAATCATCTTTCAGACAACTAGCTCTGCAGTTAACCAGTTTGATGTAACGAACGCCGCATCAGGAAGCCCACCTAAATTGTCTGCAACAGGTGGCGATTCTAACATTGACCTTGACTTAGAAGCAAAGGGTACAGGCCACGTAACTGTGCGGGGTAATACCAACTCTGGTGCTATCCAGTTTAACTGTGAGGACAACAGTCACGGTCAAATTGTCATAGCACAACCACACTCCGCAAGTGTAACAAATACGTTAACACTTCCAGCAGGGGCTAACTCAACTCTTGTATCGCTTGTTTCAACAGACACACTAACAAACAAAACGCTTACCAGCCCTGTCCTAAATACAGCTACTGTAGGTACATCCATTGTTCCTGCTAGTGCGGATGGGGCAACTCTTGGAACTGCATCTGTTGAGTTCAGTGACCTGTTCCTTGCGGATGCAGGTACCGTGCAATTTGGTAACGACCAAGATGTAACCCTGACTCACGTTGCTGATACGGGATTGTTACTTAACGCAGCAATGGTAGTTCAGTTCCGTGACTCTGCTATTAACATAGGTTCACCTGCTGATGGTGACTTAGATATTAACGCAGATGATGAGATTGAACTCAATTCGACTTTGATTGATATCAATGGTAACGTAGAAATTAGTGGGACTGCAGCTATAACTGGTATTGCAACTTTCACTGATGATATAATAATAGGTGATGCAAAGACTATTGGTTCAGCAAGCGATACAGATGCTATAGCCATAGCTTCAAACGGCGTAGTCAACTTCACACAACAACCTACAGTATCAAGTGCAGCAGTAAAAGTAGCAGGTAAAGAAACTATTTGGATACCTGCTGCAGCTATGTACCCTGAAACAACAAACGGGTGTGCTAGTTTGGCACAGGTTGAACTGTCAAATGGTCCCGAACTAAAGTGTCTTGACTTTGATAAGGGCAGTGATGAACATGCACAGTTTACGATAGCATTTCCAAAGTCTTGGAATGAGGGTACAATAACATTTCAGGCTTTCTTTACTGCTACTTCAACAGACACCGGAACATCAGCGTACGGTTTAGCAGGACTTTCACTTTCTGACAGTGGTGATTTAAATACTGCATTTGGAACAACTGTTGTTGCCACTGCAAAAGCACACTCTGGAACAAGCAACGATTTAGACATTTCTGCAGAGAGTGGTAATGTTACAATCGCTGGTTCGCCAGCAGCAGGAGATTTATGTATTTTTCAAGTTTTAAGAGACGTATCTGCAGATGATCTAGATGCTGATTCAAGACTCTTGGGCATCAAACTGTTCTTTACAACTGATGCAGCAAATGACGCATAGGACTGATTAGATGTCAGGATTTGGATATAATGTTTTAGGGTTTGGTGCGTTTCCAAACAGGTCCGTTGAAGGTAGTATTACAGGTAATGCAACTAATGTTTCAGCAAAAGCCCAGTTTAACGCCACTATATGGGCTTCTGGTACACCAAAAATACTTAACATTTCTAGCGGAATAACGCTAGGGGGAACGAGTGGAACAGCAGCCCTAACAATTGAAGATGACTTAGGCGGTTCTTTGCTAATAAACAATGCTGCAACTATTACTGGCACAGGTGGAGCAGGTGGAACATCAGGTGCAGGGGGTAATGGCGGTAACGCAATACTAAACTCTGGCGGTACTATTGTAAGCCTTGTCAACTCTGGAACCATATCTGGTGGTGCTGGTGGCGGTGGTAAAGGCGGTACGGGTGGTAGTGGTAGTTATTCACAGACAACAGGCCCGTCTTATACTGCTAATTATCATACTATGTGGTATGTAACTCAGTATAATCAAGTTCGTGTTTATTGGGGTGGGAGCGGACAAGGTAATATACTTTCATATAGTGCCAGTAGTGCTACATCTGTATCACATGGCGGCTACACTTACACTAAAGGAACTTTTGTTCAAAGTGTTTCTTGTGGTAATGATGATAACTGTGCTACTTACCGTATAAGCAGAACTGGAACTGTATCATCAAGTGGTGGTGCTGGTGGAAACGGTGGTGATGGTGCTGGTTACAGTCAAAACCAAGCTAACGGCTCTGGAGGGGCTGGTGGTGGCACTAATGCTGGAGCAGGTGGAACCGGAGGAAATGGTGGTGCTTTAGGTGCTGACGGTACTGCTGGAGCAACAGGTGCTAACGGAAACGCAAGCAACGGTGCAGGTGGTTCAGCAGCGGGAACAGCAGGTAAAGCAGTATCTGGCGCAGTAAACTTTACAGACGCATCAGGAACAACTAACGGAACAGTAGACTCAACTTAACCTACGTTATCTTAAAACAGAAATAAGGAATAGTTATGTTTATAAAAGTAGTTGATAATTTCTTGTCTGATGAAGTGTTTCAGATGCTTAGAAATATTGTTTACCATAATAGAATGAAATGGGAATACAGAACAGATAGTGTTGGAAAGCCAGATATGCTTGAAAAACATATGCAAGATGTGGATTCAAATATGATGGCATCACTTGTATATTCACACGGTCAAGAAAGCTTTGAATATGACAGTGTATGGAATATGTTTTTACTCAAGCATAATGCTACTGTCCCTTTTGCTTTGCCAATCAGGATGAAAACAAACTTGTATTTTAACAAGGGTAAAAGAATACCACATCCAGTACACTGTGACCTGCAAAACTCAAATTACCCGAACGGTCTTGAACCCAATGTTATCACCAGTGTATTTAATGTTCACGACTGTAATGGTTCAACAAACATAATAAAGCCAGATAAAACTGAAGAAGTAGTGGAAAGTAAAGCTAACAGAATTGTGTTTTTTGAAAATGGGCCTCATTACGGGATAACACAAGACGATACACCTATAAGGATGGTGGTAAATACTAATGTGTGGACAACAGCCCCGGATGGTTTGATGCAATGACATCAACTGAACGATATGAGATATGTAAATCATGTGATTTTTTTTGGTCTGTCTTAAAACAATGCAAGTTGTGTAAATGTTTTATGCCACTAAAAGTAGAAATGAAATCACCAAAATGCCCTTTAAGAAAGTGGAATTGATATGGCAAATTATACAGTAGAAAAAATTGAGAATGGTATTGCAACTTTACGGTATGCAGATAACAGTTGGGTTGAAATTGTTTTAGCCTCAAACATGACGGAGGCTGATCTTGATGATTTGGCATTACAATTTGCACCTAAAACTGGAGCCAAGCCTAGCTTTCTTTCCGTTGGTGACACTAGGACAGCAGCAGATAAGGATAAAGTAGATGAAGATAGTCGTCCTCAGTATGTTTTAGACAGAATAAGCGCATACGGTGAACCAACTGTCCAGTTAGAATACATAACAGAAAAGGGTTTGGACAAATGGCAAGAACATGTGGCTACAATTAAATCTGCAAACCCAAAGCCGTCGTAAATAAGACTTGCTTTTTTGTTACAAATACAGTAAAATTAACTAGGAATAGCTACCAATGGATTTAGTACACATAATCGACACCCTAATCGGCATAGTTGTGATGGGGGGTGCGTGGTTTCTTTCTAGCATGGCAAAGGAACAGAAGCGCATAGAGATTCTTCTCAACCGTACTCGTGAGGAGTACGTCACTCGTAGTGAGGTTCGGGAAGACATGAGTCGGGTTATGGAAGCACTACATCGGGTTGAAGACAAGCTAGACCGTGCGTTACAGAGAGATTAATCTATGGCAACACAATTTACAGGAACGCAGCAGCAACAGGGTACGGCGGTACAGGGGACAGGACCAGCCCCAGCAACTACTGGCGTAAAGCCACCAACTCCTGCTGAAAGCTTACAGGCGATGGCTGAACTGGAGCAAGCCACTAAAGATATTGCTTCGACTGCGGGTACTGCTGCCACAGAAGTACAGCCTATTCTTCAACAAGCTCAAACAGGAGAAGACCTAACCACTAAATCTGGCAATATACTAGGAACGGCTCCGACTGTTGCCCCTGATACAGTGGACCCTACTAAGGTAGGAACTCTAACCAATCCGACAAAAGACCCCAGTGTTGGGCAGGTAACTACCACCGCCTCTGCACAGGCTGACGTTGACAATATGTCTTTTGCGGGGGCAACATCAAACTTTAATCCTAACAATCTTGTTGATATAAACGCTATATCTAACAATACTCTTTCTGCAGGTGCAATGGCTACTGCAGCAAATCAAAGCTTAGATCAGCAAGCTACTGTACAATTTCAGCTTAGTCAGCTTCTTACCGGCTTGGCTCCCGGACAACCTGCTCCCCCGTGGGCATCCCCCGCTATTCGTAAAGCAACAGCAATCATGCAACAGCGTGGTCTGGGGGCATCTTCTATGGCTGCTGCAGCTATCACCCAAGCAGTGATGGAGTCTGGGGTCACTATTGCAGCCCAAGATGCAAAAGCCTACCAAACTATTCAATTAAAAAATCTGGACAACCAACAACAAGCAGCACTACAGAACGCTTTACAAGTTGCTACTCTAGACAGACAAAATGCAGATGCCCGTACTAAGGGTATGATTAGCAACGCTCAAGCTCTCCTGTCCATAGACTTGAAAGAATTAGACGCACAACAACAAAGCAACGCAATTAAATACAGCGCACAAACTCAAGCTGCTCTGACTGAAGCTGCCGCTGAAAACACTCGTCTACAGATAAATGCAAAGAGTGAGTTACAAGTAGAAGAGTTCTTTACGGAGTTGAGTGTGCAAATTGACACTGCAAACATCAATCGTGATTTAGCTGTCAAACAATACAACGTCAACCAAGCAAACTCGTTTAAAGAGTTTAATGCTTCTATGGAAGATCAGCGAGACAAGTTTAATGCTAACATGCAGTTTGCCGTTGATCAGTCTAACGCTATGTGGCGCAGACAAATAAACACATCAAACACCGCTACTTTAAATGAAACAAACCGAATAAATGTGCAAAATGCTTTCAATGCAAGTCAGACTTCTTTAAATCAACTGTGGCAAAAGTACCGCGATAACGCAACGTTTAACTTTACTTCTGCTGAAAGTGGAAAACAACGGGTTCACGAACAAGCTCTTCGGGCTATGGAAATTGCTGCATCAGATAAGATGTTAGACTCACAACAGAAGTCAACGATTGCAAGTAATATTGTTAAGATAATAGGTAATTGGTAAAATGATAGGTGATTTACTTTCAGGAATTACGTCCTTTTTTGGTGATGGATTTGACCTTCTTCAAAAGGGGGCGCAGATATACAGCACGTTTAACGATGATGACGATGACGAAAAGAAAAGTCAGGGCTTTATGAAACCCGACTTTAGAAGTTTTCGCACCAGTGCAGCCCGTGCTAGACCTATGGAAATGGAAGCTCCGTATGGTATGAGAGCAGCCTTGTACCCTGAAAACGTACAAGTAGCAATGAGGTCAATGGCACAAAGACAACTAAGTGATAACACGCTACAACAAGTACGAGATACTGCTGCTGTCCGTAGAAGTGGACGAGTAAATGCTAGCCCTACTGTTCTTCAAGGTTACGACATGGATGTAAGCGTAGGTAGTGCGAGGGCATCTGCAAGAGGCAGGGCAAGATTTAGGAGTGCAATCACATGAAGGGTGCAGATAAACAAACTCTTAAAAGAGGCAGCATCGAAGGTGACGATCCATTTCGTGCCGCACCCCCCGGCATATCTCTAACATCTGACAACTCAAAATGGCCGTGGGGTAATCCCCCGGAAGAAGTCGATGTAAAAGTTATTCTGGAAGAAGCAACCGACAAGCTAGACAACGATCCCATTTTTCTTGATGAGATGTTCAAGCTGCTTGTTGCAGGTATCTCTGTGGAAAGCATAGTAGAAACTTGGGTCATCAATAACTTTGAAAGTGGTAAGTTCTCACTGGACGCTGGACTCCTAGCAAAAGGTCCACTGGCTATGTACATTGGTTACCTTGCAGAAGAGAATGGCGTTCCCTACAAGATGTTTGAAAGGGACGACCCGCTAGACGGGCAACGTATGAATGATACGGACTACTTCAATCTCCTGAAACAGAACAACCCTAACTTGTTTAGTCAACTTCGTGAGAAAGTAAACGAGGCAGTTCGTATGGGAATTGACGGTGCAAAAGAAACCGAACAAGAAATGATGGAACGAATGAATCAACCTGCACCACCACAAGAAGAAGGTTTTGTGCAGCCCCCGCGTGAAGAGGATGTAGTCTAATGGATGCTATTACTTTTGGACTTTTATCAGGGGTTACTGAATTGATGGTTGCAGGTCAAACTGCAGAAGACAAGGCTAAAGCTGACGCGGCAAAACTTAAAGCCGATCAGATGAAAACTGGCATGACTAACTTTGTGCAGTTAGCTACAGGTGACCCGGAGATAGCTAGAAATGTTGTAACAAATCCCGGAATGGTGCAACTATATCAAGGACTAGACCCTTACAGTCAGGCAGGTATATTTGCGTCTGCTTCAAAAGCCCCCATGTTTAATGCCGATCAAAAGTCGATACTTGAATCAGTAAAGGATGACCCCGGAAGAGTAACTAGTCTGTTAAATGATAGTAGATTTCTTGATAAGTATGGTGATCAGCAAGGTTCTAACCCTATGTTTATGGCTATGTTAGCTTCTCAAGCAGGAGAAATGTCAAAACAAGATAAGGCAATTTTACAAGATGTAGGCGGGGATCACAAGAAAGCTCTGCCCATTATTAGTTACTATGAGAATCAAGGATTAACCAACACGCCTATTTACCACGCCTTGAAGGCAATTCAACTCCCTGATAAACCCTACACTGCAATCAAAAACGAGGTTTTTGTACAAGTAGGAAATATGCTTGACAAGTCACCTTCTGAAGGACTTGTTATGCTAGG